TATCGTGTCGTCGCTAATTCGGTGCGTAAGAACCTCATCAGCAGCAACGTTGCGGAGCTGACGTTCACTATCAGACGTGCATATGGAGTTTTCGCATAATGGCTCTGGTCGATCAGGCGGCAAAACTGGCACCCGGTGGCAGGGTGCGCTTAATCAAGGTGGATGCGTCAGAATTTAGTGGCGGGATCCACCGCTTCCATTACAGCCCGTTCCCGCACACGCCAGAGGAAATTGACGCGGCGAACGGAGACGAAGATAAGCTCGGACCCAAGCCTATTATCTGGGACGGGGAGGTCTATGAGTTCTGGCCGTTCCAGATGTCAGGCCTTGAGCTTTCAACAGACCAGGCGGCAGAGCCTGATCTCAGCGTGTCGAACCTGGACGGCCACATCACGGCGCTGTGTCTGCAATTCCGGGATATGGTCAACGCGAAGGTGAGCATTATCGACACCTATGCCGTCTATCTCGATGCCGTGAACTTTCCGGGCGGTGTTAACCCGACCGCTGACCCGACAATGTTTTCTCTGCAGACCTTCTGGCTTGATACCAAAACCGCTGAGCATGACGAAACAGTGGCATGGGCCATGAGCAGCCCGGCGGACCTGCAGGGGCTGGTAATACCCACCCGGCAGATCACCTCGCTGTGCGAGTGGGCGATGCGCGGCCAGTACCGAAGCGGTGATGGCTGTACCTACAACGGCACGGCGTATTTCGATGCCAAAGGCAATCCTGTTACTGACCCGGCGCTGGATGCGTGCGGCGGCTGTCTGAGCGACTGCCGCAAGCGGTTTGGCGCAGGCCTGAGCGAACCCAATACTGCAATCCTCGATTTCGGTGGCTACCCCAGCACGGTTCTGATTTCCCGATAAGGTTTCTCCATGAACAAAACGATAATGTCAGCCATCCGGTCACATGCACTGGAGGAGTCGCCGCGCGAGTGCTGTGGCTTCGTTATTCAGGCGGGCCGCCGCCAGCGCTATATGCCCGTACCAAACAGCCACGAAAATCCGACAGAGCATTTCCGCATCTATGGTGAGCACTGGGCGAATGCCGAAGATAACGGCACGATTATCCGCGTCATTCATTCGCACCCGGGTGATGGCGCCCGGCCTATACCTTCAGACCTGGACCGCCAGCAGTGCAACAGCTCTGGCGTGGTATGGGGCATCTATGCGCCTGACAGCGACGAGTACGCTGAGATAACGCCCGAAGCTATACCGCTGATTGGTCGTCCGTTCATCCTGGGTTCGCACGACTGCTGGGGCCTGATAATGGACTGGCACGCCACGCAGGGCGTTACGCTTAATGACTTTCGCGTGGATTACCCTTGGTGGGAAAGCCAGTACACGGACAACCTCTATTTCGACAACTGGGAGAAAGAGGGGTTCGTTGAGTGCGACCCGATGCCTGGCTGTATGGTCATCATGCAGGTACAGTCTGATAAGTGGAATCATGCGGGCATCCTCACCGAAGGGAGCGAGCTGCTGCACCACCTGTACGGCCAGCCGTCATGCGTCACGCCTTACACGCGTGGTTATTTCAAAGATCGGACGATGATATGTGTCCGCCATAAAAACTTATCGAAGGAGATCAAACCGTGGCGCGTTTAACCACTATTCGCCTGTATGGTGCTCTCGGCGCGCGGTTTGGCCGCGTTCACCGCTTGGCGGTCCAGACCTCAGCCGAGGCCGTGAAAGCCCTGTGCGTTAACTTTGATGGGTTTGAAAGTTATCTCATGAACGCGAAGAAAAATGGCATGGTCTTCGCCGTGTTTCGGGGTAAACGCAACATCGGGGTAGAGGACTACCAGAACCTTGGCGGCAATAACGACATTCGCATTGCGCCGATAATGGAGGGAGCAAAAAAAGCCGGGGTGTTCCAGACCATCCTTGGTGCTGTTTTAGTTATTGCTGGCGTGGCACTGAGCTTCACACCATTTGCAGCGGCAACCCCTTACTTGGTTTCTGCAGGGATCAGCATGACGGCAGGGGGTATTTTCCAGATGCTATCTCCTCAACCTAAAGGCCTTCATGGTCGAGAAGATCCCGATAACGAACCATCTTACGCATTCGGAGGGGCGGTTAACACCATAGCTATGGGAAATCCCGTGCCGGTGCTTTATGGTGAACGTGAGATCGGCGGGGCCATCATCAGCGCAGGTATTGTGGCCGAAGATATTTGAAATCTCTATCTTGTCCAAAATTCTGGCATTCGAGCTTCTCAGTGATAAGATTTAATCTGCCTGAAGTTCTGAGACTATGAAAATGAAAAGAATATTTTTGTTGGTTACCTTTCTGGGAATGTCTGGGTGTGCTTCAACTGTGGTTGCGCCTAATGAAGCAACTCCGGTCCCAACTAGTCGCCTTTTAAAATATCAAAGTGCATCTGATAAAGATGGCCGCCTTACTGTTGTCCGCGATGCGGGTATGGTAGGAAGCGCATGTTACGCGACACTTTATATTAATGGCGATCGAGCAGCCCGGTTGGACACCAAGGAAAAAGCAACTTTTTATCTTCCAGCTGGTGAGTGGGTGATAGGAACGAATCTTGAGGGGCAAGGGCTATGCGGCGCTTCGAATGATCGGCAAGAAAGATTTATTACGTTAAAACAAGGTGAGAGTAAGGCGGTCAGAATTTTCACTGATGGGAATGGAAATATGGACGTAAAACCCACAACGCTGAACTAACACCGACCCGCTTAAAAGCGGGTTTTTTATTACCTAAAAATCACAACCCGCTTCGGCGAGTTTTTTTATGGACGAAATATGGCAACTATCACGGGTGCGAAGGGGGGCAAAAAAAAGCAGCACACGCCTGTAGAACAGCCTGACAGCGCCCAGTCGATGGCGCGTTGTCGCATGCTGCTGGCGCTGGGTGAGGGAGAGTTCGCTGGTGGCCTGGACGTCACACGCATTTACCTGGACGGCACGCCGCTGGGCAATGCTGATTGGAGCATGAATTTCGAAAATGTGTCTTGGGACTTTCGCCCGGGTACTCAGATGCAGGATCCTATCCCCGGCTTCCCGGCGGTGGAGAACGAAACCACCATCGGCGTATCACTAACGAACGCCACGCCCTGGACTCGCGCATTAAGCAATACGCAGATTGATGCCGTGCTGGTCCGGATCGGCATCTCCGGCCTGCAGCAGCAGGAAAATGACGGCGATATTGTCGGTACCTCTGTTACGTATCATATCGACGTGGCCACGGATGGTGGCTCTTATGAAACGGTCATGACCAAAACGGTGACCGAAAAGCTCAGCTCGTTGTATGAACTCACGCACCGCATCAACCTGCCTAAGGCCAGCACGGGCTGGCAGATCCGCGTCGTGCGCGACACCGCCGACAGCACCAGCCAGCTGCTGCAGAACAAGACGCAGGTGCAGGCCATTACTGAGGTGATAGACGCCCGCCTGCGTTATCCGCACACCGCACTGCTTTACGTGTCGTTTAATGCCAAAGCTTTCAGCAATATCCCGAAGATCTCCTGCAGGCCTAAAGGCCGCATTATCCGCATTCCCTCGAACTACGATCCTATAGCGCGGACCTACACCGGAACATGGGATGGCACGTTTAAATGGGGGTGGTCGAATAACCCGGCATGGATCTGGTTTGATGTCCTGACCGAGCCGCGCTTTGCGCTGGGGCGTCGTGTTACGCCGGATATGCTGGATAAATGGGAGCTTTACCGCATCGCGCAGCGCTGCGATCAGATGGTTCCGGACGGCAAAGGGGGCAGCGGCACAGAGCCGCGCTTCATGTTCGACATCTACATCCAGTCGCAGGCCGATGCCTGGCAGGTGATCAAAGATATCGCTGCAGGCTTCAATGGCATGACGTTCTGGGGCAATAACATGTTCAACGTTGTCTCCGATATGCCAGTCGATACCTCGAAGCTGCAAATCCTCACTCGCGCCTCGGTGGTGGATAAACCCACGTACTCCAGCGGCAGCGAGAAGAACCGCTACTCGAGCGCGCTGATTAACTTCAGCGATCCTGATAACCACTATCAGGACCGCACCACGGCGGTGATGTTCCCTGACCTGGTGAAGCAGTTCAAGTTTAAGCAGACGCAGATAACGGCCATCGGCTGTACCCGTGAGAGCGAGGCGCAACGGCGCGGTGGCTGGGCGGTGTATTCCAACTATCTTGACCGCATCATCACCGTGCAGACGGGACTGGACGGTGTTGCCTTTATGCCCGGTACCGTGTTCGCCTTTGCTGATGAACGCGTCTCTGGTCGGGTATACGGCGGGCGCATAACGGATTATGACGCATCGATCCGGGCGGTTACCACTGACCGGGGTACCAGCGCGGTACCCGGTGATACGCTGATGATCCGCACGCAGGGCGGTACCGTTGAAAGTCGCATTATCCAGGCGGTAAACGGCAGCCAGCTGATTGTGGCCACGCCGTTTGTGGCAACGCCCGCGCCGGATGCGGTCTTTGTCGTTGATGCAGGGCAGCTGCGCCTGCAGTATTTCCGGGTAACTAACCTCAGGTACAACGACGAGGAAAACACCTTTAACATTACTGGCGCTGAGTACAACACCTCGAAATATGATGCCGTGGATAATAATGCGCGGCTGGACATTCCGCCGATCAGCCTTATTCCCACCGGGCTGGTGGCGCAACCGGGTAACGTCACTATCTCTGGCTATGATACCGTTCGCCAGGGGCAGCGCGTGGCCACACTGGTGGCAACATGGGACGCACCGCTGGATAAAAACGGCAAACCTCAGGCCGATGTGGTTGCCTATCAGGCGCAATGGAAGCGCGGGGACAACGAGTGGATCAACGTCCCCGAGACAGGGCTCCGGAACATTGAGGTTCCCGGCATCTTCGAAGGTGACTATCTTGTGCGGGTGCGCGCTATCAATTCAGGTGGGGCATCCAGCCTCTGGGCTTCATCGGTACTGACGCATCTGAAGGGGCGTACTGGTGATGTTCCTAAGCCAGTCGGGCTGACCGCATCTGAAGATGTTGTGCTCGGGATTAATATCACATGGGGATTCCCGGCTGATACCGGCGACACCCTCAGTACAGAGCTGCAGTACAGCATTGCGGCAGATGGCTCAAACCCGATGCTGCTGGCGGCCGTGCCGTATCCGCAGAAAATCTACCAGCAGATGGGCTTAAAAGCCGGGCAGGAGTTCTGGTACCGGGCGCGGCTGGTGGATCGTATCGGTAACCAGTCAGGCTGGACTGACTGGGTGCGCGGGCAGGCGAGCATTGACGTCTCTGACATCACCGACGCCATTCTGGAGCAGATCAAAGAGACGGATCTGTTTAAAGACCTCATTGAAAACGCTGTTGAGACCAGCCAGACCGTTGCGGACATGGCTGCCTCCATAGCCGAAAATGCCGATCAGCTTGCAACAGCCGTTGGAGCTAATAAACAGACCGCCGAGGCTCTTATCGGTAATGCACTGGCCATAGCGGATGTTGTGGCCCGGCAGACGGCACAGCAGGGCGCTAACTCGGCGAAATTTGAGCAGCTACGCGAGGTGATCGCCACCGAGACGGAGGCGCGGGTTACCGCAGTTACCCGCCTGGAGGCATCAACCGAAGACAACGCGGCTGACATTACGGAGGTTCGCCAGACGCTGGCCAGTGAAACGGAGGCCCGGGCCACAGCAGTCTACCAGCTGACGGCAGCCACTAAAACCGCGTCTGATAAGGCCGATGCGGCAAGTGATGCAGCTGATGCCGCTACTGAGCAGGTGGCGCAAAATACGGCGGCGATCACGCAGCTGGATCAGGTGGTCACGACGCTGGACAGCGCCACGGCTTCACGGTTCGATGAGCTTCAGGGCCAGACGTCTGAGGCAAGCGGCGGCGTGCAGAATACGGCGATCGCCCTGATTCAGAACACGCTGGCGCAGGTCAGCGCCCGGCGGACACTGACAGCGGTGAACGCCGCCAACAGCGCTCAGATTGACCGGATCGATACGGTTGCAGCCAGTGACCGGGAAGCCTCGGCTCAGTCCCTGCTGCAGATGTCCTCCCGCGTTGATGGTGCAGTCGCCTCAATCAACAGCGTCAGCCAGACGTTTGCTGATTACCGGCAGTCTACTGCGTCGCAGATTACCTCCCTGACAGCTTCCATTGGTGGCGTCAGCGCAGCTGTTACCACGAACGCCCAGGCAACTGCCGATATCAATAACAATCTGAATGCGATGCTCAGCATAAAGGTTGGGGTAGATGCTAACGGCGTGAAGTATGCCGCCGGGATGGGGCTGGGGGTACAGAATACGCCGTCAGGCATGCAGTCTCAGGTGATATTCCTCGCCGACCGGTTTGCTGTGATGAGCCAGGCGGG